CTCGTACTCGTTGGCGTACTCTTGTTCAGCCATGGACTCGTGATAGCGTTGCTGCTTGCGGAAATGGCTTGATATGAGGTGCGCGTACAGTTTGCAATTTGAGTATTTGTATTCCAGTTCTGCGATTTGGAAAGGGGTGCATCCGGGGAGATCGACTTTATTGATCTCCCGTAGGATGTTGTTGTGTTTGTAGATAAAGTCGTGCATGCGCTCGTCTTCGAGGGCTTTGTAGGTTTCAAGGGTTTCTAGCAGTTCTTTGCTCATGATGCAGCCAACTTTGCCTTGTATTCAGCGATGAATGTAAGCGCCGGATTAACATCCTTTTTCAGAATGTCCGCTGTAGTGGAGATTGTGTAACCAAAATGGTCAGTTAATCGCTCCAGGGAGCAACCAGCATCTTTCAACCTGAGTTTCAGCATATTCGCTTGTCCAGTTGTTGCCTTCTCGCCGTCCACGGAAGCCGCTGGAGCATTTTTAGCTTCTGGTTTGGCATTTGTGCTAGGCTTGGAATTAGAGGACTGTGCGACCGTTGCAGGAGGTTGAAACGTCTTTTCTGGTTTTGCGTCGGGATCATCTTCATCCGTGTTCAGCCCCAAGCACTTCAAAAGAAAGTAGCGTTCGCTGAATGTCAGAGCCGATCCATATGCTTTTGAAATATCATCCTGCTGACCGTAATAGGCCCAAGATACCGTTTCGCGTTCAGACGGTTCGTCACCGTTGATCCAGGTGTAGGCCATTTCGCCCTTGACTACAAAATCTATGGTGTCTTTGCCTTTGGCTGTCTTGTAAGCGTGTGTATGGTGTTCACCAACTTGGGTTGATGGGAGCAATACAAGGTTAAGCTCGTTCATTTTGTCCTTGATCTTGCTGAGAATTTGATTGCCAGACACGTAAGAATAGCCGTAACTGTGAGCGTCTTTGGTAAATCCTCCGGCAACCTTACGGACTTCAACGATCTTTTGGAACAGATTCATCCTCGCTTACCTCCCTCGTATCGATTACCTTGACAATCCGGTAACTCTCCCGGTCTTCTGGCATGTAGGGGCTTGTCTCCAGCACATGCAGCGCATCATCTGGTGTTGTGGTTCCCCATGCTTTCCAGGGGTCCGCTACGGTCGCCATACGCCCGTTATGCTCAATGCTGGCTTGGATATAGGTTTTAGTGGTGCGATGCTGTATAAGGTATCTGGTGCGTTCATGCATGGCTGTCACCTTCTGAACGCCTGGCTTTTCTGTGCGCTATCTTGTTGCCTTCTCCACCGCGAATGTAAGCTACAGATTTGTTATAATCAAGAATCACTCTGCACTGGGTCGCTAAGTCATAGCTGACATTAGGCAGCACCACATTGAGCATTCGTAGCACTGTTGTTTTTGAAACTCCAAACTCTTTTGCGATTTTCAAAGTGGTATCACGTGTGTTAATTAAATGTTTTCCCATCGCTATTGCTATATCAGTTTGATTGTTCATGGTTAGGACTCCTTACCGTTTGCGTTCGCAAGTATTCTTCCAACGCTTCTACAATCTGCACTCTGTAACGCTTTGATCCTTTGCCTGTAACAACCCACCGTTTTTTTCTCTTCCAATCGTCTTTCCAGTCCTCCCAAATTTCATAAGTTGCTTCAACTTGTACTTCTTTGCCGCAAACAATGAACCACCTTTTACCAACTTGTGATATTGTTAGTTCCATGGTTAGGACTCCTTTTCGGCATCCGTAATTTGTGCTACAATAGGTAAAATCACTTAGCCGTGGTTTGTTGGGCAGCCGTTTGCGCGGCTGCTTTTTGCATTTTAATCATTGCATCCACAATCGTTTGCTGGGCGTACTGCTTCAACAGTGCGTTTGCATACTGTGCCATATCCATTCTCTTTCACCTCCAATCCTCTCATGTCGTTGTATTCAAGCATTTGTTGGTGCATGGCTGCGAGACTGGCTAATATGGAGTCGTGTTCACGTTGGGGGAGTAGTGGTTTCATGGTTCGGCAACCTCAAACATCCCAACTCTGCGACCTCCGGCAGTAATGGTCCCGTTGTCGTAAAAATCCAAGTCGGAAGAATGAAGCGCTCCGTTCTTCTTGACTTGACGATATAGGAAGTTGTAGTCAATTTCCTTTGTCTCTACTTCCCACGACTTTTTGAGCCGACCTACATCGGTAAACTTTACTTTCATCCTCGTACCCTCCTCTGATTTACAGTCTGGTTAATCCTCTCCAAGATAACCTCGCGTTCCTCGCTGCTGATCGGCTCTAACGTCCAACTTTTACGAAGCTGCTGCTGGCGCTTTTTAAGGCACCATCTGACCACTTGCGGACGGTTCAGCGACTTCCCAACCTTAGCGACCGTATAAAGCACCTGATTGCTGGTCATGCCGTCCTCCGCTCTACTGCTACCACATGCTCATGGTTCAGCAGTTCTTGCCCTTCTTGCGCCATTTTGTCGCGCCAGAATCCGGTATCCAGGTCGAGTCCCCAGTAAAGGCTTTCTGCCCCTTCCATATCTCCCCGTTCGATCATGTCTGCCACTTCTGATGCGTACCATGCTTGTTGCTTGAGATAAGCTGCAAATTTCCTCGCTTGTTCACCCATGGCTCACTACCTCCAGTTCAACTAGGATTTGACGTTCAGACTTCAACTCGCCTTCAAACACATACAAGTCTTCGTGATCGGGATGCATCCGGGCCTCGCCCAGCACCACACACGTTTTATCACAGTAGTATTTGCCTGTTACGCGGCTGTGTACGTGTTCTTCGCTGTCTCGGATAATGTGAGCGCTACAACCTGAGTTACCGCATGTTGCTATGTTAGGGTTACGGTATTGCATGGGTACGGGGATAATTGGTAAGGGTTGACGTTTAGCCATTGGTTTCGTCCTCGAAAATTTTGACCTCGTGGAATATTCCGCTTTCAGTCGTTAAATATGCAGCTTCGGTAAGCGACTCGGTGAAAAACTCAGGACCAAACGGGTATTCTACAACCAGTTCTCCGTTAACAAACAATCCGATTTTCGTCATTTCTTTTCCTCCTTTAATCTAGTTAAATATCGTTTGGATCTTCCCATGCAGTTCAACCGTTCCTACCACCTCGCCACCGATCCAAACTTCTAATTCATGTTCGACACAGTCCATCGAGTATTTGATGCTTTCGGCAACTGCTTTGTTTGCGTCTGGTGTCGCAAAAAGCAACTGGCCGTCACACCTTATCAGGTAAACGAGTGCATCCAGTTTTCCCTTTTCTGGTTCCTTTCTCATTTCTTTTCCTCCTCAGATAATTTATCAATCAGCGCCTGAGCATCATGCTCAAACCACTGCATTGCGAGCTTTGCCTTTAACTCTTGCGATTGTGCTTGATCAAATAGCAGTTTACGGAGCAACAGTTGTGTGATGTTAATATCCATTTGCTGGCTCCTTTTGGTACAATGGTTTAAGCGGTTTTAGAAAGCTTTGCGGCGTGAGCCTTGCGACTGATCTTTAGCGCCAGAATGTGAAACTTGCGCCATGCTTGCGGTGACATGCCTGGGTTCATGCGCCTGTCCTCCTCGTAAACAGTTTGGCTACATAATCAAAGCCTTTTGCAGTTACCCGTGTTGCTGGATCGACCACAACCGTGTCTCCGCTGGCTCTTGGGCGTTCCGTTACTTTGAAGTATCCAGCGTCTACAAAGCGTTGAAAGGGCAATGTGGAGTCTTGCATGATCACCTTCTCGTCCCGTAGAAACTTGTACAGCCTTGTACGGCCCGTGTTCAGGCTTTTGGCTACCTCGTTCATGCTCAAGGTGTTCCCAGCGGTTATGGCAAGATTGTAGATGGCAACTGGTGCTTCTTGCTCCTTCAATTTCTGCTGTTGTGCTGCGATTACGGATTCAGCTTCCCGCAAGGCCGCTTGTTCTTCTTTTAACTTGGTAGCTAGCCCGATGATAAAGTCTGGATTAGAAAGCGTCTTTTCGATGGTTTCCGTTGTCATGTACGCGCCATGCTTGCGAATGGAAGGGAGCACTTCGATAGAAACCCAATCACCAAATTTTTCAGCTTCTTGTTTATTGCTTCTGAACGTGAGTTTGTATAGTCCAGGTTCATTTAAAACAAGGGTGCTTTGCGTTCTGCCGATGGCGTCGGAAACTCCGACTTCATCCCTGAACCGATGGTCCAGTCTGGAAATTGCATCCCGATGATTTGATATGCCCAGAACCTCGCAAACGTCTTTTGCAACAAACCATGGTTCACCGTTAATCATTGTTGTTCTGACTTGCATTCCTTGATAATCAAATATTTGGGGTAGACTCACGGTTCATTCTCCTTTCATTACTTTGCTATTTTAGCAAGGCCTGGGCTAAAAAAAATGTCCTTCATTTTAATTTTTAACTTTGCAGCAACAACCGGAACGTGATCGGCTTTGAATTTATACATACCTTTTTCGTATTTCCAATACGTAGATGCGTCATTAAAGCCCAGTTCATCAGCCATATCTTGCAATGTTAACCGCATTTCTTTTCTACGGCTTTTAATTAGAGCCAAATCAATCTCTTGCACTATGATCACCTCCTGTTTGCTGATTTAGCAAATGTTCTTAATACAAATATACCTTGCTGTTTCAGCAAAGTCAATACATATTTTCTGATTCAGCAAAAAAACTTTTCTAATCCAGAAAATCAATTAAAATTAAAATTGTTAAAATAGAAAGGCGGGTACATAATGTTTGGAACAGTTGGAAAAAGAATTAAATATTTGAGGGAACGACGAGGATGGTCACAGTTAGATATTGAGGAAAAGACCGGAATTAACAACAGTGTAATTTCGAGGATTGAGAATGATAAACGTTCTGCACAAGCGGAGGAGATCGTCACGTTTTGCAAATTATTTAATGTATCATCAGACTATTTGTTAGGAAGAACATCCGACCCAAAAAAGGCGTTTTCAAACAATGCCGAGGATTTTATAGCAAGCATTGACCTTGGCTCGGATGATCTTTTAAAGCACTTCTCTTTTTCATTCCAGGGAAAGCAACTTACTGAAAACGAAGCGCGGGAATTCATCGCTATTTCTCAGGCAATTTTTGCGACTCGGAAAGCCTTAAAATGAAATCCTTAATTCTTTCTTGCAACTCTTCCGGCAGATCGTCAATATCTCCTAAGATTTCAGTAACGTCCAACTCCTTATTTTTCATTGCTGACACTCTCCCATTATGTAGGTATGATCAGTATAAAAGGGAACGTATGTTTCTGTAAATAATTATAATCACACTTTGTAACCACTTTCACAGGCAACATACAGACAGTATAAACCTAACATGGGTGTTTGTGTGTCGAATTTTGCGAACAGAAAAATAACGATTTACGCCCATACATGCAGCGCGAACCGTTATCAATAGGGTAATTTATCCAAGTTGCTCCGACTTACACGTATTCCCTCAATTTTTCTGTCTTTGTCGAAAAATACTGTTTTTGTCCGTCTGTCAAAAATAAATATTTTATCTAGTCTAACAAGCGAATTTTTGCTGAGATCGTCGAAGCCAAACGGAGTCAAAATAGTCACCAAATCGCGCAAACTTTGTGGCGGCCGATATCGCTTTTTAAGCGTTTGAATCGCAACATTGTGGCCTTTAGCGGACAGGTATAGGATTTCTTCGAGGTCCACCCAATGCACCTTGCCATCTAAAAACAGTGGCATTCTCTCTTTAATTGTGATCACCCCCTTTTATGAGGGTATACCCATTATATGGACTATTTATACACGAGGTGCGATATGGATATTATAGGTATCTACGAAGAGATTTTGAGTGGGAAGCGCAAGCAGTTTCCGTTACGCACATGGGAAGATGATACCATTTGTCCACTCTGTCTGCGGCATCTGTCGGTTAAACTGGGTTGGACACGCGAGGATATTTGCAACCTGACTACCAAAAAAATGATCAAATACCGCTTAAAGGGAGCGTTAAACGTTTGGTACAAAGGCAGTACCTACGCTGCTGTGGTCCATGCCTTTTCCGAACTAGAAATAAAGCCATGGGAAATGGCGCGTGTCCCTAATGAATACTGGGGAGACGAGACGATGGTAGAGGTGTTGAGGTGGCTTTTTATTGATAAGCTGGATTACAGCCGAGAGGAAATTGTTAGGAATGCATCACTTCCGTTTTTCCGGAATCACGGTTTGGGCAATATTATAACGTCTCACCGCAACATTCAGGATCATTCGTGGGGAGATCACAGCATATTCAGGGTTATCGCTTATGCGTTCCCTGAACATAATTTCAAATACGAGGAATTTGAGCGAGAAGCGTACAAGCGAAGAGAATACACAAAGGGAGTGAATCGAAGATGAATTATCTCTGGTGCAAACGCTGTGAACATGCTTATCTGAACTCGCAATGGACGCATGACGGCTTGTTTGTGCCTGGGGTATGTCCTAACCTCTCTTGCGCTGCTCCGGCCTACAATAGCGCGCTGGAGTGGTCACACGTAGCGTTAGCCAATGATTACCCACTATGCCCTGATCCATACACATGCTATCCTTTGGAGATATCGTTATTTTAAGGAGTGCCGCCGTTATGAGAGTAGCTGTCTACATTCGCGTGTCGACTGATGAGCAAGTACAAGAGGGATATTCGATAGACGCGCAAAAGAGTCGTTTAGTCGCGTTTTGTCATAGCCAAGAATGGGAAGTTGTGAATTATTACATCGAAGAGGGCCGGAGCGCGAAAGATTTAGAACGACCGGAGATTAAACGCCTACTTGCAGACGCGCAAGACGGCGTTTTTGACGTTGTTTTAGTGTACAAGCTAGATCGGTTAACCCGGTCGGTTATGGACTTGTACAAACTGCTGGAAACGTTTGAACGGTATAGCATCAAGTTTAAGTCGGCAACAGAGGTTTACGATACCACAACAGCCATGGGCAAACTGTTTATTACTATTGTTGCGGCTCTGGCAGAGTGGGAACGAAACAACCTGTCGGAGCGTGTGCGATTTGGCATGGAGCAGATGGTGGAAGAGGGAATGCGCCCAGGCGGTCCAATCCCATTTGGATATGATAGTGCTGGTGCCTTAGTACTAGCAGAATATGAAACATGCCGAGAGTTACGCAGGTTTTATATGGAGGGTAACGGGTTTTTCTCAACAGCCAAGCACCTAAATGGGTTGGGACTACTACGAAGGGGATTTTTGTGGTCATCCCAATCCGTTTATTACGTGCTTGACAGCCCCTACTATGCTGGAAAGCTGAGGTATGGCGGCAAGAAAAAGAATGGGAAATACTTGACTCGTAAGAAAAATGATGCGCCACATATGTTAAAGAACGGATCTCAAGAATTAACCTACTCATGGGAAGAGTTCTTGGAGCATAACGCCAGAATGAAGAAGCGATCATTTGCGGGTTATTCCAAAAAGCGCGAATACTGGTTTACGGGAATATTAATCTGTGGATACTGTGGAAAACGCATGTCAGGACGGCCGCATTTCAATAAGCAAAAAGACGGGTCGCAAAAAGGCGGGTTTTCTTACATTTGTGGTAATAAACAAAATGGAACGGGTTGTAAAATGCCGATGGTCAGGCAAGATTTAGCAGAAATGCTAATTTTGCAACACATTGGGAATATCGCAGCAGAGTCCGAGTTAATGAAAGAGATTGCCGCGACCATAGAAGTAAAGGAAAATCGTGTGCAAACAGATATAGAACGTTTAAACAAGGAATTACGAAGCATACAGGAACGCAAGAAAAAGTGGCAATACATGCTTGTTGAAGACTTGGTAAGCGAGTCAGATTATCGAGAGAGAAAAAAGGAAGAAGATGAAAAGGAGCGGTATGTATCAGATCAGATTCGAGCGGTACAAATTGAAGCGGCTGGGATAAGCTCGCCGGAAAACATGGAGTTGCTGGAGAACTTTGCAGACATTTGGGAAGCTGCCGACGATAAGGATCGTCAGGAATTAATGCAGACTATTTTTGAGAGGGTTGTACTCTATCACCCCGAAGATGTTCCGGTTGTGGGCCGCAAAAATAAGTTCCTCGATGTGACTATTACAGAGGTTGTTTACTGCTGATCATATACGTTTTGGGGTGTATGGGAATCCATGCATGATAGTTTGTATATAATATTCTAGTTGAGGGGCCAATAAAGGCCCCTTTGTTATTTGGGGATAATGCCTCTCGCCTTCCAATCTTCCTCCATCAGCAATATTTTCCGCTGAGCTTCGGATTGGTATCGGTCGTTATTATTGGTAGCCCTAGCGTACAGATCGTTGAACCGCGCTCCCATCGTAAACACCCGTGCAAGGTTATCGTTTGGCGTGTTGTCCAGCGACATCTCCAGTTTAATCGCCTCAATGTCCTTGCGGACGCGGTTCATGTCATAGCCAGGGCATGACTTGGCCTGTAGCTGATTATGCCCCACCAGCGCCTTATAGTTAGGCAGTATCTCTTGCAACATGATATTGAGTGCATACAGTAAATTACGCTCCATATCGGTCAGGCTGTCATGAGTCGCAAAGTCGCCAGATACGCACACATTGACCGTGTAGCCGTTATTCCCGGATACGCAATATTTACGCGGAAGGATATCATTACACCAGTAAGCCGTACCGTTGCGAATCCAAAATTCATAGGGGAAACCTGCTTCCCCGCTTGCATGATCGGCTGTTTTATTGATGTGGTCATTGGCTATCTCAATGGCAAGGTTAAGGTCTGGCTTATCAACTCGGTTCTTTTTCGGGTAGGCATCGTGATGGTTTACGATTGTTGTCAGCGATTCCAGCGGACGCACTCCGGCCAACTGCGCCCAAGTATAGTTAGGGTTAACCGGAAGTTTGTCGCGAATGTCTACAATCTGCTTAATTCCAAGCTTATTTATTAGACTCGTTGATATCTGCGGGTTTTTGTAGTCCATCTGTGGCGCTCCCTTCTGGTGCTACAACATCCGGTTTTACTGTCTTCTTGTCGATGCTGCCCTCCACCCATACATACAAGCCCATACCGAGCAATTGAGCAAACACTTGGGCCGTTGTGGTCCAGTCATTTAACATATCTGCCGTAACCTCTACGTTCATCCATTTAGCGACAATCGTTGCTACGTTGATTCCGGTGAACACCAGCAAAGAGATAAACTTTCGGCTCCCTAACCGTTTTAACCATGCTTTCATACGATTCCCCTCCATCGATGATTTTGAGCATTGCTTTAAGCTCGTCGCTTCCGTTTTCTTCGATCCACTTGCGGGTAAATTCCACCCTACGGCCTCCCCGATTGCGTCTATTTTGGCTTCCCACCGTTGATCACGTTGTTCAAATGCTTTGCGTCTGCGCTTGCGGTTGATCCCGTAGACAATCGCGCCTATGGTGCCTACGGTAATCCCCTTCTCCGCGTCCTGTGCGGCCTTCCCAGCCACTTCAATGATAATGTCGGAGTAAGCAATGACCACTACTCCGATGGCTGCTAGGCTGGCGCTAAACGTTTTCCAGTTGATTTTGTGCGGTGTCATTGGGTATAGTCACCACCTCGATCCAGTCGCTTACTTTGTCGATGCCATGGATAGCCACAAGATCATCGAAATCCTGCAATTTAATTTCTTCTCCGGTGTCTCGATCATAGTAAAACTCAAATCTAATCATGGTTTCCTCCAATCTAAAAAGGCCCCCGTAGGAGCCTAGTTTGTTTTTATTCCCAATTCCTTTTTGATTTTGTTCATTTCCTTTTCTCTTGCGTCTGAATAGATTTTTTTAATGCGGTCAACCTTCTTTTCATCGGACAGTCCAGGCGGCAAGGAAAGGATTTTGCTAATGATTGCTTGTCCAAGTTCTTCTTGCAACTGTTCATAACGATCCGGTTCTATTGCGATTGTTACCGATTCGTTGGTTCCACGTTTTTTGCCTGTTACCTTCTTTTGAGGAGCGGACGGAGCAATAGACGTATCGCCAGTTTTATCAATCAGTTCGGTAATAATAACAGCAGCTTCACTGTAAGCAGATACTTCCGACCTGTAAGGATTTACATACTGCCCCATAAATCCTGGAGCGTTTCTTTTGTCTAATCCAAGTGTTGTTTTATTGGCTGGCAACGTCTTTGACAATATAGGAGTGCGTGATTTGTAATACCCCAACACATCATTGACAATGCCATCATTGTAAGGCGTTTTGCGGACAATCGGGTCTTGTCTTCTTGCCTCTTGCGCCAGCGCGGACGGACTAAAACTCTTAAAAAATGATTCAGCAATACGTGATGGTGCGCCTAGCGCTTTCTCGCCTACTGTACCGCCGTAGGAAGGCTGGAAAACGTCTTGCACACCTTTAAGCGTAGACATGCCATACAAAGATCCGTAAGCGTCCACGGCGGCGCTTGTTGCTCGTGTTAATGGCGTTCTTTGTTTGTTTTTCCCCAAACTCGCCCCTATTGCAAAGGGGAAGGCCAAAGGCTGTAGTTTATTGTAATCAAAAGTTTTGTCACCTTCGCGATATTTTGCAGCACGTTCTGCCGCTTCGTCTCCCTCTCCTTCTAACAAAGCCGATAGGTATCGCTGCATGCCTGATGTGTTAAACCTATATTTCCCCAGACCTGCTTGCTCCCTGATTGCGTCTACATCTTTATCACCGCTGTCATTGGCTCCAGTTATAATCCCTAAATCGCTTAGGTAATAACCAAGAACACCAATACCGCCTGAACCTGTTATTCCTAGCGAAAGTGTTCTAATTGCTTCACGTTGAGATGCTTTTGATTTGCTGGTCAGTTGGAATAATCCTTTTATAATTCCGGCAGGGGTTAAAGTAACAGCGCTAGATGCCATGTTTATTGGCGTTCTCACAAAAGGGAAAACAGCGTTAACAACAGGTTTTACTGCTGGTGGACCGCTGTTTAAATAATTTGCAATCTTGCCGCCTGTACTATCTGAACGCTGAAACGTTGTGTTTTTACCAATTCGGTCAGCTTGCAGCATTGCAGATTCCGGCGGATCGTTGACAAAATTTTCGATATGAGAACGAATTGCTTGTCTGTCGCTTCTTTTTATGCCTTTGTTAATCGCGTCAAGATAACCTTGCTTTTCTATTTCCGATTTGTAAACCGCGCTATACGTTGCATAGTCAGGCCCTTTTGAAACTGCGCCTAATCCTCGTTCTAACAAGCTTACGGGATTTTTGGGGCTTTTGAAAGCTAATCCTCTGATTTCATTCGTGCTTTGTATCCCGGCTGGGTTGACACCAAGTGCGCCAGCTTTACCGCCTGTTTTCAGACCTTTCATGTAACGCGCAATGTATTTTAACGGATTTGATCCATAAAGCGTTGTAGTTCTTGGCGTTTTAAGCGCTTTGCTGATTCCTGTGTCAAGCATAGTTCCAAATATATCTGCTGCGTAACCTGTCGCGCTCATTATAGGCCCTGAAGCTGCGTTTACCAATTGTGTACCTGTGTTAAGCAGCATCCCCATGTAACGGATGGCCTGACTCTTATCCCAAACAGAAGATTTTTCGTAGCTATTTAGTATCTTTTGCATAGCAATGTCCGCTTCAACTTTTGAATCTCCTGAAAGGCGATTAATATTTTTTGCAAGTTGCCGAAGATTATCGATATCTTCCGGTTTTACCGTAACACCTTCTTTTTCTTGCTGTTTTAAATACTTTTCAACAATTTTTTCTTGCAGAGTCGTTGGTTTAGGATTGGGTTTCGTTTTTTCCATTACATCATAAGCAATATTATTTAATGCGTTTGTATCTAAAGGTTCGACTTTAAGTTTTTGCGTTCCTTCATCGGATATCTTAGTAATCGTGCGAAGCAAACTTGAAATTTCTCGGTTTGCTTGATCCTTTGGAATAGATTGTTCATCAGCTTGTGCAATTTTCTTTGACAATGACTTTACCGATTGAAGAAAACGTTGTTCTTGGCTAATTTCCCGCTTTGGTTTACCTTCCAACATATCCGCGACTTCATCGGCATAATCCCTAAGCTTTTGGATGTCGGCAGGGTCAAGATTTCCCGCTTTTGAATCAGCAATAAGTTTTTTTACATGGTTTGCGGTTTCCACAACAATTGCTTTTTCTTTTGCAGCCTCGCCCGAAAGTCTACGAAGCGATTGCGACGCTTTTGTTATGTCGTTCTCGGATATTCCTCCAGAAACACTTTTAACAAGTCCCTGAGCCTTACGAAAAACTTCTGTAGCGACCGGACGAATTTCTTCGCCAAACATTTTAACAAGGTCTTCAACGTGCGTTGATGCCTTTATGACACCTTTGGCAATTTGCGCCGAAACAACAATAGCATGGTCTGCCCATTCATCAATCGGAAAAGCGTTTAAACGATTTTTTCTAGCTGCAATTCTGGCAAGTGCCGCTTGCTCTGCATCATCCAAAAATGAAACAATCTTGTCTCGCTTTCTTGCATCCTTAAATTCAACGGGCAAATCATCTGATAATTTAGGAGTTTTTTTCGACTTAGCTAGGCTTTCAGCACCAGATAAATAGTCCGACAACTTTTTAAAATCAGCAACGCTCACATCTTCGCCTTTTTCAATCCTGTTAAGAATTTCATTGAATTGGTTTGCTCTGATTCCAGAACCAGAGTTTTTCTGCACCTGTTCAGCCAAGGCTTTAAACTTGATACTGTCAGCAGTTGATACGACTTTACCATTTTGCTCTGCCACTTTTATCAGGTTCAACAGCTGTCCTTCGGGGCTTAGACGCGAAAGAATGGAAGCTGCTTGTACTGTTTGACCGCTTTCGGTTAAGTCAGACGCAAGTTTTCTAGCAATCGTTAGCGCTCGTTCATGTTCTCCAGAAGCGTCTAATTTTTGCATTAGTCGGTATCCGGTTGCGATGTGTTCGGCTCCACCACTTGTGTTGTTTAGAAACCGCGCTTCTGCTTCGGGTAGGTTGTTTACAGCCGCGTTTGCTGCTTCTACAGTTGCTTTGTTTGTTTTAATGTCGTATGACTGGTCAGTATTTCTTATACTCTGTTGCAATTCAGGCGAAAAGTTTCCGTTGTCTAATTGGTTTTTGTAATTTGCAGATATACCCTTTTGTAGCTGCGGAGACGCATTTTCAGACTGCTGCACAGTGTTAACAAAGCCGCGCTGCATGGTCTGTGGTGTCTCCTGCATGGCGAAGGTAGGATCGGGAGCAATAGTTCCCATACTAGGCTCAGGCACCGTAGGAGAGGGTATTGGATCAACCCTGTTTCCTAGCACATCATCGACGCTTACGCCGCGCTCACGCGCCACCTGTTCAGCGACATCATAGGTCTTCAGGTTGGCGCGTACATCTGCGGCAAGCTCTGCCATATCGTCATAGGACAGTTTGCGGATTTCATTCAGCGATTCACCCAGGTGCGGTTGCAGCCACTTGGCTAATTCGTTGGGATTCTCCAGCGGCGGTGTCATGCGCTCCGTAACCAAGTCTTTCAACAGTGTCCGGCCAGTTGGATTATCTGCGGTGTCAATGGCTTGCCGGGCAGCGGTTTCTAACTCTTCTGGGATGGCTTGGGAACGACTCATAAAGTTTTCAAATGCTGCTCCTACCTTGGTACCTGCCAGTTTGCGAATTCCCGTTGAAAACGCTCCTCCAAGTCCACCAGCAGCAGCGCCGCCTAAAGTACCCCATGCAGTTTCTTTTGCTATATCTTTTACCGATCCGTCTCCAGTCATTAACCCATACGAAGCACCTTGTATAGCTCCTGTTGGCAACTCTCTGCCAATGCCTGAAGCTATTCTGCTTGTTAATGGAGCGAGTGCTTTAGGAACTAAATTTCCTGCTTCCATTCCTGCCAATGTGGAAAGTCTTTGTATTGCTCCAATGTCCTGAACATTAGCAACATTTGGTCCGCGAGAAGGGTTAGATAGCATTGCTCCAATTACTCCAATTGTGTCTCCGTAGCGATCTAGTGTTTTGCTCCCGCTGGTGTCTAGTCCGCTTTCTTTTGCCATCTGAATAGTCCGTTGCCGGGGGTTAGCATTGCCATACTTATCCGTTACTCCTCCTAGATATGGAGCGGTTGGCGCTGATTTTTCGGCAATTTTTGCACCAACATAATCAAGCATCTGGAAAGGTTCTTTAACGCTACTTTTGAGCAATCCTTGGACAAAGCTTTTTGCCGTCACTTTGCCCGTGTTTTTTGGCGTTTCTGCCGGGAACTTGTTGGCAATCGTCTCAGCGCCACGAGATACGTTTTTCAGCGTACTGTTTCCTATTGGGGCCACTTCACTGCGTTTAATTCCACTTTTGATGCTGTTTGAAACATCGTTAAATGGCTTTAACGTAGGCTTGACATCGACTTCTTTTTTCTTGGGGTCCAGATCGGATAAACGAACAAGACCTGTCTTCTTATTCTCTTTTGAATCCAGGTCTTTTAAGCGCACAACCACGTTTATCCACCTCCTAGAAATTATCGTTAATATAACTGCTAAATTTTGAGTAATCTGAATCTGTTAAATAAGCTGAATTTGCTTCTAGTAATCTACGGGCCGTTGCTTTATCTACACCTTTTTGGTTTATATCGTCCATCAGCATGTTGTAATTATTAGTTGATTCTTTAGGGTCAATTGTGTCTTTTGTTGATCCCTTTTGAGCTACGGGCGTTCCTTGCTGAACACCTGGAATACCCGCAGGAGCTACGCCAGTCATTTCCCATATGTTCATGAGTTGGTTGATATAAGCGCTGTTTTGCGAATTAGCCTGACTTGCTGAGGATGTATCAGCATTTTGCTGACTAATCACCAACTGCGCTTGATCTTGCGTGATATTGTGGTCGGTCATCAGTTTTTGGAGCGCATAATTCTGATTGTATTGCTTGGCGTTTTGATCAAACTCGGCTTTCCACTGGGAGCCTGAGCGCGCAAACTCTTGTTTCCATTGATCGTTTTGAGCGTTAAACGCTTGTTGCCATTGCTGGTTGGCGATATTCTGCTGCGCTTGGTCAGCAGTAGGTTTCCCGTTGAAAATACCTCCGTATTGAGCGTCATTCCTTATCTGGTCTTGTCCCTTCTGGTAATCAAACTGTTGCCCGGCAAGAGTGCGTACTTGACCATTTTCGCCCCAGTTTCCGGTTTGTGCGGCTACATCAAGGCCGAATTGCCTATCATCGCGCGCCAATTGGTCGACAATGCGCTGTTGCTCAGTGATCGACAGGTTTTGGAAGTCCGCTAATGCTGCATCCACATTTGCTACGTTGGTGTTATAGAGGTTGTTCAACTGGCTGTCCGCTTCGGCACGTTCCATGTTCTGAACGCCTTGATCCCAGCTTGTTCGACCACTGAACGGATTAGCTACTCGTGCCTGTCCGACATTTTCTAGCGTCCGATTTTGTTGGATGTCATTTAATTGGTTGGCAAATGTGGTGGCAAGGCTCGTCTTCTGTTGACCGGCTATACGTTGCTTTTCTGCCAAAGCTGCTGCCACCTGTCTAGCGGCCTCTGCGGTCCTGTCAGCGTTTGTGCCTACGCTATATGCTCGGTTATCCCCGTAGCTAGGCATGGCAACTTGTTGGGGCTGTGTGACGGCTACAGGCTGTTGCTGGGGCAAAGCACCTTGCAGTTTGCTGATCCATAACGCTTGATTACTGGTGTCCATGCCAGCCCCGGCGCGGTTATTGAGTTTGTTTTGGGCATCTGCTATAGCAGCGTTGATAGCATCGGCATTACCGCTGCGTAGGAGGTCATTGGAGGCTGTTTTGAGTGCTGCTGAGCCTGAGCCATTGTTTCCGTAAACGGATGTGTCTACGGCTGCTGTAGGCGGTTTGGGCATAGAAGAAGCCGCCCCGGATGCTGGAGCGGCTTTGTATTGGTTGTATAAGGCTGTGCTTGCGGCGGTTGGTGTGGTGAGCTCAATCCCTGCTGCGGCTTTTCGTTTAATCTCTGCTGCCAGTTGCGGATTTATAGCCATATGGTCCTCCTTAGTGGTAGAGGTAGTAGCTGTCTAAAAAGTTTTGGATATTATTGGATGGGACAGCGATGGAATAAGAGTCCATCTCAAGCCAATGTGCTTTCATGATGCCAATTACCTCGCCTGCTGAATTGATGACTGGCCCACCACTATTGCCCACGTAAACCTGCGCGTCTAAGATAATCCAGTCGGTTAGCTCGGTGTTGGATACAATCCCTTGTGTGACAAAGTAATTGCGTTTAAGCGGATGCCCAATAACAAAGGCGTTACTGCCAACTTTAGGTTTAGCGCCCAACTTTAAGGGTGTGCCTTTTACGTTGGTTTCAATCAGCATGAGGTCTCGCGATGAGTCGGTCATGACCACCTTACCCATGGTGCGCTGTCCGTCTTTGGTGGTGATTTCTGGCGTACCGTTTCGGACAACGTGCTCGCAGGTGAGGATGAGATTTTCAGCGACGTAGAATCCAGCACCGGGAGCTAGTTCACCGTATGGCACGGATACGACTACGGTTGAGTTCATGGCGTTTTTGATGTTGCTGATGTTGCGTTCCTCTTGTGTCGGCTCGGAAGCTGATGCTGGCATGGAGAGGAGTAAGAGTGAGACGGCAAATAAAGCTAATATTGTCTTTTTCATAGCTTGCCACCTTTTAACCCTTTGCGAACAAGTTCCCATAGAGCAGTTGAGAAACTGTTGATTTTGTTGTCTTCTTGGTACTTTTTGATTAATGCGTCCATATCCGAGCGTACGTTGATTGTTGTTTTGCGCGTGGTGATTACTTTATCCATATTCCATCCTCCTTTGGTATGGATAAAGTATACATTATTCCAGTGATTTTTTCAACTTTCTAGCATGCCGTACCCTTTCCATGTATTAGCCAAACATTTAACTCCGGAGTAGCCTCCAGCAATTGGGTCGGTATATTCATACCTATCTCCTTCTTTATATCCTGTGGTAGTAGCTGGTTGATTCGATCTTGTCCCATAAATTGTCTTTTTTCCGTCACCCATATAATCGTATCCAGATTGTATTGTTGACAAATGCCCGATAAGAATAAAGCAATTTCTCATGGCTTCGTCATGAGCAGTATTAGGCGAGGTTGTGCGGTCTGTCCTAAACAAACACGGTCCATATAAATAAGTAGACATAGGGGAACCGTTAGAATAAATGCGAATTTGATAGTCTGCTGTTAACAAAATTGTGAAACTGATGTCTAACAGTTGCAATCTCTCGTCAGCCTGTGTTGCGCTTGGGTCTGTGGCATGCGTATATATAACATTTCCACCTGTGTCAGTAACAACAAAAGTTGAGGTTTGTGATAAACCTATCGTTCCCGTAGTCTCTATACCCGCAACAAATTGATATGATGCTGCTGGTAGATTTACGGTCTGATAGCAATACGCTGGGTCTCCACCGCCTGTTCGATGAAAGTATACTGCTTTTTTGTTCGTATCGTATGGATAATTCCAAGAATCAATTCTAAGCATATTTTGTGCAGTGATAAATGGTAAGATACGACTTCCGTCATACTTATATCCACCAGTGTTACGGGCATCGCTGTCATCTATATACGTATAAGCTCTTAGTTCTTTTTCTCTTAAACCTCTTACTTCGTACATGCTAAATTTTTGAGTGCGAGTGTCATACCTAGAAAATTCATTTCCACCTCGACTAGTAGAACCCTGGTTTACCCAATTTATTCTATCTCCTTTATCTGTTCTCCCATCTCCAATCTTTGTCATTATAGCGTCGGTTAAGTCGTGATCATACGTTGTAACGTTTTCAAAATAAGGTGAATAAGTAGTAAACCTGGAAGAAACAGCTAAAACTCCTACATTGCAAAACTCAAAAATTGGCCGTATAAGTAAACTTGTCGTTGTGTTATTTAGCGTTATTGATGTTGTGTCATTAGAAGAATAATGATCAATAATATTAATTGTTGTGCCGCCGGATGTTCCATATCCGTTAGTTGAAGATATTCCAATTGTATTCCCACTTGTATTTATTCGGCTTATGCTAAGATCAATAGCATTAACAACACTTAAACCGCTGCCGCTAAAATTTAAAAATTGTACTCTTTCCACTTGCGAATAACCGATGCTTCCAGAAGAACCTTTGTCGTATAAAACACCTTGTACATTGTTTCCGTCTGCTTTTGTACCAGAAGATTTAATGCAAATGTCAAATAAATTGATCCAGTTTGTTGTTATTCTAATGCCCACGTTATTCAAAGTGTTATCTATCAACAAAATACTGTTTTTGAGACCTGACCCATATATTGATAGCGGTTTGTTTATAGTCAGGCTTGATATTTTGAATGTCCCAGATGGAACAATTATAGAACCATTTGATGCAGATATAGCAGAAGAAAAGGCAGAAGTGCTATCGGTTAAACCGCTAGGGTCCGCACCGTATTTTAAGACATCTACCCCACGACGATCAAATTCCGCTTGCACCGCAATATCACCAAAGTTTGTCAGTAACGTAGCGTCAAGCTGCGATGATCCTACAGCCCCGGCAGCAATCTTAGGCCGCGTAACTGCTCCATCCGCAATTTTTGCTGTTGTCACATTGGCATCCCTGATCTTCACCGTTGTCACTGATCCATCTGGATGTGCCATTGTTTCATTGGATGCATGTGCGTCTTGTGCTGCATTAAGCCCGTCTACGTAGTCATATAGTACATCGTTGTTTGCTGCTATCTTTGTTGCGTCTGATGTAACGCTATTGACCAGATTGGCGTCTAGCGCCGTTTTGGCTGTGCGATTAATTGGGTCTCCCAACGTTATCCCCCCGATACTCTGCCATAAATTCCAAACTGATGAAACTCGACAGGCTCCGCTTTCTCATTTTTGAACAATATTTGAAAATAGTACGAACGTTTCTTGAACAATAACCGCTTAGGTGCGCCTACGAAGTCCGTGAAGTCTAGGTTAGCCCATACGCCGACTCCCCATATGCCCGTACCCCATACCATAAACTGGTTTTGTAAGGCTTCCTCATACTCAACAGTCGTGTTGTAGGTCACCACAGCAACGTCCAGCGTTGAAGTAATGTTATAATTTCGGGCGCTCACGACCAAATAATCAAGATACGATTGATAGCCGCTGTATTCCAGTTGCATGACATCGGTTGCCAGCGCCATAGCTACTGGATCGCCGTCTGTCTGATCGAAGTCATCCCAATCAGTCGTTAACTCATCGTCGAACTTGTGCAGGAATCCTGTTGCTCCGGCATAAAAAAGATCATCCACTCTGATCATGGATGATGCTTTGATGTTGCTCCATGGATACCACTCGCGGTTACGTGTGTCGTAGGCGTATACGAGCCGTTCTGAGCCTTTTGAGAAGGCTAGCAGGTATAAACTTAGCTTGCCATCGAAGTAAGCCGTAGCGGCCTGTTTCTCGGCGTCAGATAGGCCGATACCATCCCAATCGATCTTGTTTTCCATCAGCGAACGAGTGGAGTAGCGGCGGGAACCTGTGTCCTGGAATCCGGTGTCGTAAATCTCTTGCACACCATCGTCCGACAGATAGGCTATCGTCTGCGTACCATCCGGGTAGGTGATGCGCTGCGGCGTCCGTGCAGCAATCACGCCTTTTGTGGTGTTGAGGAACAAATTACCCTGGAAATCATCGAATGTTGATCCCAGTAAGATTCCCCAGCCCCGGCGCATTGGAAACAGACAAACGTTGTCAAAAGCGATTCCCGGCCCCATCATGTAATCGTTTTGATATACCCAGCGCTCGTATTGTACAGATGGCAGGTAATCAAAGGTGTATCGCTTGAGGTAATACCATGTATCGTCACCCTCACAAACAAACAAGTGACCGGAGTAGGCAAACACATATTTGATTGCGGTCAACTCATCTAAGTAATTTGGCGGTGCCGGGCCGGGATCGTCTGCCGCTGGGGTGATCGTGTAAACCGTTTCTGTGTCATCCCGATAGGCCTTGAGTGATCCGCCGTCTGCGATCACCTTGCGGCTTGTGACGGTCGAGTCGATAAAGTCAACGTCATACACATCTGCGCTTGTGAGCGTACCCGTAACGGCTGTGAGATCGTCTGAGGCGTACTTGTATAGTGATGTACCGGACGAAGCCAGTATTTTAGCTGTTGTGGCTGAGCGATACGCGGTAATGTGCTTGATTGGCCCGATGTCCGTTTCCGTCACTGGTGCGGTGCCGGGGCGTTTGGATATGGCTCCGATCTTGCTGGGTTGGTAGGCGTTGAGCATGTAGCGCCATTGGCCCGGTGTTAGGGTGGTAGGCGCTGCGGCTGAGTTTAATCCTAACAGGGGCTTGACGAGGCTTCTAACCTCTTGGTACTGGTTGGTCGCCATCGTCTCACCCCTTTGCCTGTGTTGCATCATTTATGCCGATTGGTTGCCCCGTTGATCCGGTACCCCGTGCGCTGATGCCAGCTTGAGCCACGTTGTTGTAACCTGTTTTAGCTTTTCCGTTTAGGTACTCGGCATCTTGCAGGCTGTTTTTGGCTTCCTTGATCTTAGCCGATACCATGTTGATTAGCGTCTCATAACCTTGTGGCGGGAATTGAATTTCGTCGGACTCGATGCTGACTTTCTTGGGGTATTTCAGATACTTCAACTTGTAACCAGTGCTAGGCAACGCAGGAGAAGCGCTAAAGCCTTTTATGTGAATTGGGCTGTTTTGGGACTCCCTCCACCATCCTACTGTGTCCTCGTCGCTTGAGCGTTTTCTCAGGCTACGTTCCACTCCTCCAACGGTGTACATGATGCGTTTAGGTTCGTACATGTCGGTGATCGCTATGCCGGAAGCGGTAAATGTGACGTTGCCGTCTGCCGATAAGGTCATAGCGTCGCTTTCGACTGACCAGTCTGCGAGTTTAGCAAGCTCCCACATGGAAATGTTGACGTAATAGGCAATAAACGTAAGTTGATTTGCTTCGCTGCCCAGGTCCTCAATATCCATGGCGTTACGCATTTTGATAATGGCTGCAAGCTCACCTAACGTGTAAAATTGCGGCATTATGTCACCACCTTAAAGATGCGGTAACCTGCATGTTCGCGCATGTAATTGACAATGATATCGCTGTAGATGGCCTCTGTCGGTGTATTGGCAGTGACTTCAGGCGTGAGGGTAGGCGATTCTATCCACTTGCCATTTTCTTTTCTAGCTATTGCAAAGCGATAGGTTTTCATCGGCCCCAACCCCCATCCACTACAGTAGGTTCGTCGCTCAGCGAGTAATAGGATATAACCTGATTGCGCATATTGGCATACATTCCGGCGTAGTTGTCAGCCATTCGCCTAGACGATAGCTCGCCCATATTTGCAACAATGCTAGGCATTCCGTAATATTTCATGAATCCGTAAAACGTGTAAACCGTTTGCAACCGATCTGGTATGTCAATATCGTCCATGATGTCCGTGAAATAGGTTAGATGCTTGTAATAGTCCACAACCAATTCATCCGGCGCGATCCATAAGACACGCGGCAGAATCAAATTCCCGTTGTAAATCCGGTAATTGCAGACAATCTCCGCATCAATTCCTTGATCAATCAGGCTTTGCAATCTTAAACGATTGATTATCTTCAAATTTGCGGGTAGTGCATATTCAAGGTCTGTGGTATTGAGCGTTATGGAATAAGCGTCAGCCGGGACGTTGATGTTTGTGCCAATGTCTGCGTTAACTTCATTGCACCAGTTCAAGACATCGGCATCTTCTAATTCTTCTTTGACTTGCCGCTCAATCAAGAAGCGTATTTGATGTAGCGTTGACATAATTCACCTACTTTCACACGCCATTTGGTGCTAGATAACCGCTGATTTCAAATGTCGTTTGATTGGTTGCACCGTTGGTGTATTTCAGTCTGACATACTGGCACAGCAGAGGTTCGTCAAACTTTGCCACAGTCCCACCTGTGACGGCTACTGTGGTCAATGTGCGAAACGTTCCGGGTGTATGTGTGCCATCTCCTGCCGGGTCAGCCTGTTGAATCTCCAAGCTTCCGCCTTGGTCGGAATAAACTTTCCCGGTAAATCTGACATACTTTTGGCCGTCGATAGAACTACTTGTGTACACCGCTGCCGCGTTTAGTATACTGCCGCTTGACACCGCTAATCTCCTTGTTTCGTACAACTGGTTCACCTGCTTTCTTGGATTCTAACAGGGCAATGATGCGTTCATTCTGTTGAATGATTTTTTCGTTTTGTTCCGTGTGTTTCTTTAATTCTGCAAGATGTAATGGCATTAGTACCTCCTAAAGAAAAAAGGGGCCGAAGCCCCCTATTTCTTTTTCATCAAGTCGTTGTCAAGCAACATTTGACGCATTTGGTTGTAGGCATTCACCATGTTTTTTTGCCCTTCGTTCATCGAATCGTCGACTTTAAACGATGGCACATGATTCATGCGTTGCTTTTCTTTGCTTTCTCGGATTTGCCCTCGCTCTCCTACGGTCCATTGGCTCATGTTAAGCCCTCCTTGTCACCGTGTAACCCCATGTTCCTTCAGCGAGGTTAATTGTGCTTGTTGAGCAACTGGTCCATGAGATGGTTACCGTATTTGCAGCAGCCGGAGTAGCTTGATAAATAACGCCTTGGGTGTCGTAAGGTGGAAACAAATCTATCTTATCTCCCAATGCTACACCAGTGATGGTGGCATCTCCTTCGGCAAATGCTCCCGTTGTCAAAGACGGCGGGTCCACTGTAATCGTGCCGGACAAAACAACCTTAGGCACCGTTACGCCTGAGGTTGTTTGAAATCCGTCCGCAATTACAATGCCTTTACCTTTATTCGAAGTATAATCAACTCCGTATTTACTCATTGATTACGCCCCCTTAGGATGATGCATTGCTGCCAATGATCCAGGACCAGTCCTGAATGCCATGGCCCCACAGACCGACAACCGCATATTTAAATACCTCAGAATCAAAGTCCGTTTCGTTCTTGAAATCCGGTTTGCGGAACTCATTCCACTGGTGGTAACGGCGCATCCGGGACTTGTTGATAGCGAACCAGTTGTAGGCATTCGGCAGGTACGGATTGACAATTACGTCAAACGTGCCGCGATAGATGTTCAGGCTAAAGTTGGCTTGCTCTGGCACATACAAAGCAGAAGCATTGTCGGCTTGTTTGGCGTTCATTCCTGCAAGTTGATAGGCAATGGACATAAGCCGCGGCGATACCATCAAGCAGTCAAACATAACAGGCATTTTGTTTCCCTTGGAATCCGTCCAGTTTTGGCCGCGCACCTGAACCTCATGCCACGAATCATAATCCAGCGAAAGGGAAGTCAGGTTGTCGTTGGTGTTGGTGGAGTTTGTCGGGCTGTACGGGTGATCCGTTGCACAGAGCGCTTTACCGTCGGGAACGGCGGTGCCGCCGATGATCGTCGTACCGTTGTAGTCAGTTCCGGTTGTGGTAAACGCATTTTTGAACGGTTCCACAATTTGAAGCTGGCGGGTGTTGTACACCGAGTCGGCAAGGTTGGTAACCTCGCTTTTAATTTCCTGGTGCTTGTTGAAGTCGTACCAGTCACGGTCAATCTGCACACCAGCCGAGTACTTCACTTGCGGAATCTGCGATGGGAAATGCTTCTCCCGGTCTTCGTAGTACACCGATTTACCGCTATCGGCCCACGGCTTCATCAGGCCGCGAGCGCCGACACCTTCATAATGTTCACGTTCTTTGGTCGTTTTGTTAACCGAGCAAAGCAGTGGAATGTAATCCTTTTGCGTTTCAACCGATTGGGTGTACACGCTGCGTACAATCGGTTCGTAAATCGTGTTGATTTCCTTCATGGATTTATAAGTTCCCGTTGAAATGGTCATGGTTTACGCCTCCCCTTAGCTAAACTGGCGGTTTTTGATACGTACAACCGCCTGAGTCTTTGTTGTATTTACAGACAAGATCGCGCATGGACCGCCAGTAACGTCAGCCGAATTGAGCGTGAGACCGCCAGATGAGATGTCAGCAGATGCCATTCCGGGAAGGAACGTTGCGTCCGGTGTGCCGACATAATCCACGGTAAACTCATCGCCAGGACGCGCCTCAATGACCTCTGGGTACTGGTCGGGACTAGCTGGAGTGGTTACTGTAGGACCGTTGTAAATACCGCCAATCGGCCCGGCTGCTACGGCAGTTACCCACTTACCTGTGCTGCTCGATACAATCAAGGCTTGACCATAGGTGAAGGTAGTGGAAGCTGTAAACGGGATGTTGCTGATGATCTTGGGAAGGCGCGAATCTGAGTTCTGATGCCATACAAAAGCCATGTGATTACCTCCTGCTTTGAATGATTTTTTGTTGTTTGCGAACGCTGTCCGGCGAAACACCGTACATCTCAGCAAGCGCAACCTGGACAGGCGAAATAGCATCATTTTCGATTTCCGAAACGCCGTTTGACTCCACCTTTGCCCGTGCGCCTAATTGCTGTTGCTTGATAATCTTTTGTTCTGTTTGCTTCTTTTGCTGCGCCTGAATGGAGGACATGTTAGCGAGTTTATAAGCGTCTGTGGGGTGGTATCCCTTGACGATGTAGTCGCCGAATTCGTCCGTAATCCATTTGGCCGTTTCGCCTTTGGCATGAGCTTCATTCCACTCATTTTCCAATTGTGGAAAAGCAGAGAAGAACTCAGACCACCTCATTGCTCCGGCGCGGTCTTCGGCTTCTTTTTGCTTAATCTGTTGTTCCTGTTCCAACTGTTGTTTAAATCTGCGATTTTCTTGTACAACAGGATTGTTATTGACGTAATCTCTTGCTACGTCCTCATCAACACCGGAAGCGAGAAGCTGGTCTAACATGCGTTGTTCAAGCTCTGCAAACTGGCGTTCTTTGGCTAGCCGTTGCTCGCTCTCAATCTTGTCCAGGTTGGCTACAAGCTCGGCGTGATTGTTGTACCCCTGAAGACGTGCCACCCTGTCTAATGCCGTTTGCTGCTCTTGGAGACGTTGTTGCACCTTGTCATAGTTAAGGCCCTTCTGGAGCAATGTAGGGGCTTCTTCTTCGCTGACAAGCTTTTCTTCTCCGTTGTACTTGACTTTGATGCCCTTCGGCTGTTCCGGTTCTGTGGTGGGATCCGATTCGCCCTCGGGTTCTTCGTCAGGTTCATCCATGCTCGGGAATTCAATTTCTTCACTCTTAACTGTTGGCGTTACACCAAAGCTTTCATAAACTGCTTCGGTTTCTGTATCTTGCTGAATATCGTCGCTATGGTTGGCGATTTCTTCACTCATGGGTAACACTCCTTATCAAATGGCGCTATGGTTGGCGCTGGGAATAGGCATAACAAAGGACCTGCACACGACTGCACAGGTCCTACATTTGGTTACGTTGGCCCATAAGCGCTACTTTCTGACGCTCCAGGTCCATCTTCTGCATATCCATGTTGCGCTTATGCTCTGTATCGCTTTGCTTCATGACTTCATCGCGTTGCGCCTTTTCAGCTTCTACCATACCCGTCTGGTCACGTAACTGAGCTTCTGCTGCTACGTCTACGGTTGCGCCTAGTTGCTCTTGTGAGGCTTGTAGCTCAGCCGTAAGCTGTTCAACCGTTTGTTGTAGTTGCTGCATCTGCATCATTTGCTGTTGAGCAACGTTCATTCGTTCTTCAATGACGCTCATCGGCTCCATACGACCATTTTCGACGGTATATTTCACGCCTTGTGCGTCGATCATCGGCATTCCTGTGGCTGGATCAATGGATTTCAGCAGGTTAAACGCCGTTTGGATGTAATATTCACGGTCTCTCGGCTTTTCAACGCCGATATTTACCTTTACGTCAAACTGGGGCACGTATTCTTCAATAACTGGAATCTCCTGTGGCGTTTCCTCGCCTGTCATTGGATTAACCATCACCTCTCCGGTGTCGTAATTGGTCGGTGCCTGCGAAACGATGGCCTCGCGGCTGAACGAAACATCCTTTCCGGTGATACGCGCCACTCTCTCAGTCGAGTAAAACTGAGCGCACAATTCGATGTACTGCTCAATGACCTCTTGCACGGCATCTTCGATGAGTTCAGCAGAGTTGGATAGCCTACCCTGCGCTGCCGATATCAACGCTTCTGACTGCCGTCCGCTGGTGACGTTGGGATTAGATGCACCGTTTGCAGAGTCAAACATACCCGGTATCTTCTGCATCATCTCCAGGAAGTGTTGAATGTACTGGTAGATGCCAGGGTTAGGCGGTACGCCCTGAAGCTCTTTGACTTGATTCACGTCACCTTGTACGGGCAACATAGCCCCAGGTTTGCTCCTAAATCGCTTCCATATCGTTTTAAACGCCTCGGTTATGCTGGCCCCTGTTCCGTATATGATGGCGCTATTGCCCATCTTGGCGGTAACCTCGATAGCCAACTCAACAAATCGATTGTAAAACGTCTGCGGTGCGATCATGTCGCGCATATAACCCTTGCCCCATGGGTTGTTTTCCTCGGGGAATAATGTCCGGGCTACGATGGGATATTGACCATGATCATACACATAGGATTTATGCTCCAGAAAAACGCCGTTTGTCGTAACATACAGACAATGAATGCCCTTTGCCTGTCCCTTTGACTTTTGCTCAGCTTCTAACGGGTCTTTTCCTTCGGCTAGGTTGGATGCAGCCAGTTCTTTAAATAGCTGTTGGTCCTCGGTACTCATGTACTTAGGTGTACCCTTGTACCAATATTCCAGCACATTGACGGTTGTCCGGTTGTCTTCGTTGTTCTTGCTTGTTCCGGTGATCGTCTCGCCGTCAATATCAAAGATTTCCGTATCGCTTGACTTGTTGTCGGCCATTACCTTGACACCCTGCTCCGGCCACCGTTGCCGTATGTAATCCAATGTCAGCAGGTTGTTGATGATGTGCGCCCGGCCTTTTTGCATGTCGATAAAGTCTTTAATCGCTGGGTCAGGAAAGAATGAGCCAAAGTTAAGCGGGATGATGTCGTTTTGCCCGTTGTAGCGATTGATTCCCCTGCCACCCTCGACTGTTGGGTCATAGATTACCTTGTACAGCAGTGTACCGTGAATGACCATGCGCCTAACGGCTCGAATGTGTTTTTGCTTAAACTTGATGCGGTTAAGCTCCCACGGCATAAATACATTGAGCAATGCGGCTTTCTCGTCGTCCCCCGGTTCAGTGGCTTCAAAGTCAGGCGTTGGTACCCACCCTGTAAGACGCGCTACAACAGACTCTATTTGGCTCCATGCGTAGTTGCCTACATACTCCATACGTTCAGGGTATGGTCCGTTGTCCGGAGCTCTCAAGCCTTTCCAGTGGTCTCCTACCCACATCTGCTGTTCCTTGCGCCATATGTCCTCGAATGGCTGGCGTTTGCTGCGGAATACGTTGTAGTCATACTCAGCCATTTGATAGAGCTTTTGTTGATCCGGTGTGTTGATTTCTTCGTCGTTTGGCTTTGGCGGCTCTGTGCTGTTAAATATCCCCTTGACCTCGCCAAACATCTCAGCGGCTTTGTCTAATAGCTTTGCCATACGTCACCCCCAGCGCAAAATAAAAAGCCGCGTTAGCGACTAATCGGAATCTCTTATGTCCACAATCTCATTGCCCCATGCGTTGTAACGCTCTGTGCTTGGCTGTGGTGGTGTTTGGTTAACCTCTTGATAGGTAACAGGCTCACGGTTAATGAGGCGGCTAATGGTGTCTTTTTGAAACTCCGCGTTCTTCTGTGCAGTTTTATATGCAGCGTAATAATGAGCGATGGGTAAGGACATCAATAAGACCGTTAACGCAATCCAGAAACTTGGTATATAGTAATCCACTCTATCACCCCCATGCGCTTCCAGACTCACTTTCTGCAAAATCGTCAAAGGCATCTAGCTCGGCCTTTTTATGTTTAATATCAGGGTTTGCGTCCCATGGGTTAAGGCCAACACCTATTGCCGGGATTAACTGCGCCAGTGCTTGGCTCATGGCATCCACTTGGTCTGCGTACTGACCGTTCGGGAAACTTGCGACTTCTTCCACAAAATCATGCACCCATTCCTGATGACGCGGTAACCACACATTTCCTGATTCAATCCACGGGCTAATTGCGGATACCCGCGCTTCTTTTCCGCCTGTACCGCTGTCAGCTTTGACCGGAATAAAACCGCCTATCTTTTTGTTGAGCATGGAGATAATCGCTGATCCGTTGGCTTTATCCTCAATGTACTTGGCTCCGATAGCTGGATGCTTCTGAAGTATGTTCATGATGGCCCGTATAGTCGTTACAAAGTCCATTCTAGCGGTGTTATTGTCCACCATGTAAATGTACCCATCATGTCTGCCCCACACCTGTATGGAGCATTTTGCGCTGTCCTTGGTATCTTTAAAGCTGGCATCTACGGATAGGATAAGCTGATCCCATCGTGGAGGATTGCTTTCGTAGTATTTCCACCAATCCCGCTTGACCATGTTCCCTTCTTGGGCGGTTGGTCTACCCTGGTATAATGCGTTAAAGGAAGCAGGATATCCTTTACGCACTTCGATAAAGTCATATCCATATCGGTTTGGCCATAACGGTTCTCCAACTGCTCGCCCTAACAAGTCGTTTCCCTCAGCTTCTAGGGGAAGGTTTATTACTTTCCATGGTAGAGGTTTGGCATACTCTGGATTTAACAGTCTGCCGCATAGATCATCCTCGTGCCATCGCGTCATAATCAGAATCACAATCGCACCGGGATGGATACGGGTAGAAATGGAGTCTTGCCACTCCTGCCAGTGCTTCTCTCTGATTGTCTCAGAGTTGGCCTCCTCGCGGTTCTTGATCGGGTCATCAATGATGATGCAATCGCCCCAAGATGATCCGGTTACCCCGGACATGATCCCTCTGGACATCATACCTCCGCGAGTCTTATTTCCGTCCACAGATACGGCCCATTCGCTTTTAGACTGCGTGTCTTTGGATACCTCGACATTAAATAAATCTTTGCCATATGCGGTCATCTTGTCTTTATTGCGTCCTCCGAACTTCTCGGCAAAACCTTCGTTATAGGAAACCTCGATAACCCCTTCATCTGGAAAGCGCCCTAGGAAGTAGCTAGGGAACGTTTCAGTAGCATGCATCGACTTACCATGTTGCGGCGGAACGCTGAGCATAATATATTGTGTCTCAATTGGTGCATTCCCAGAAAACATCTGAACACGCTTTTCTATAGCATCATTTAACACATTGCAAATGTACTCACCATGCCGTGTGTATCCGTACATTCTTCCGTGTGTGTATTTTACGTACTCATAGTAATTAGTGGCAGCTTGATACCGTTCCTCTTCCTCAAGTAGTTTCAGCAGTTCCAATTCTTCGCTTTCGGTCAAGCTCTGCAATCCTCTCCCTCCGTTCTTCTGGAGTCATGGCGGTTACGTCTGTATTCATGTTGTGGTTTATGGCTTCGACTTCTTGTTTATCTCGCCATTCTCGCGGCCTGCGATTCTTAAGCCAGAATATCTGAGCCGTTGTATCAGGGGCCATTTGCTTCTTGACTCGTTTTGTCTCGACCATGCCATTCTCGGTTAACTCCTCAGTCACTTCGGTAAACTCGTATCCCATGGCCCGTTTATATAGCATGTTCTCGACTAAAATGTCCGCTGCTTCCTTGCTACGCTTTAAGGCTTCCCGTAATTCGGGATATTTGTTCTTATACTCACAAAATGTTCCGACGTGTACATCGATGTTTTTGCATATATCGGCATCCGTTAATCCATCCCTGCACCATGCTTCGATCAGCAGGAGTTTCGGCTTTACATTGGATTCATATTTGCTTGGTCTTCCTGCCATGTGGTTACCTCCTCAACGTTTGTCTTTATCCTTTTGATATGCGTTATAAACATATGCCAACCATTTAGCCTGTGTAGCTGTCAGCTTTATGCCGTCAACGTCATAAACTTCTGTTTCGCGGTCAATGTAGATGTTTGAACCGAAATCCATACCCGGCAGCCCATTGTGGTCTTTTGTCATCTTTGGTTCTTCTGCTGGATATACGTAAATCTCACGTTTCGACATTACGGTTAACCTCCTCACTATAGTTTTTATCCACAAAACGGGCAGTAACGAACTTGCGTGTAACACCCATCATCTGACCTTAGCCACCATTCTCCATCATCATAAAATACTTTCCATTCCCCTAACCCTTTTGTGTCGTTCTCTTCGCATTCATGAGTCACATTTAGCACCTCCTAACAGATGATCTGCCTGCCTTGATAAACCACACGTTTTTCCCATTGTTTATACTGTGCGGTGCTTATTACAAAATAATATTGCGGTTTTACTTTCCTCTTGCTCTTTTGCATAGCCTTGATTGATTGTTGTTGATCAATCTTCATAATTTTCACCTCTAAAACTCGATTATTCGCTGTTTATTCAATATTCAAAGTATAAAGGCCGCTTTTTTGACCACTTTTTGCATAAACTTTGCATAATTATTCAGAATCCTTCACAATCTCAGCCGTCAACATCATCTCAATGTACTTGATCAGGCCTAAAACCTCGATATACGTCATCTCATCGGGGTTATCATACTCTGCGCGATCATTAGCCATGTCATAGCGTAGGGTTAGTGTGCGGTATAAGGGAGGTGCTTCAGGTTTCATAGCGCACCGTTTACTAAGCTTCCAACCTTATTAAAGTCATTGTACAGCCCGTTCCAAGGCCAACTCTTGTATCCATCTGCTGTTTTGATCCCGTTTTCCGTGCGAACGATCTCTTTCCCTTCTGCGTTGCTCATGAGTTGAATGATTTGTTCCTTTTCTTCCTCTGTCCATTCTCCTTGCTTATACTTTCCGGTCTCTTTATCAACTACATGGGATTCACTCGCACAGCAGTAAGGCTCGTCGTATTCCGCTTGTGCTGCCTCTGTAAACATTGCCGCCAGATTAAGCAACGATTGTCTTGTTACGTGCAAATTAATTTGATTTGTTACATTGCCAAAGTGATCGGCGCTAATTTTAATAGTTGGCCCGTTAGCATTTGTCACCTCGAAGGAGACACCGCCGTTATGAATGTGTTCCCTTACTCCGTCTACTACCATTTTGCTCACCGTCCATCCTCCAATGCATAGCGTATTGTTGCCGATCCCACAACTAAAAATAGTATTCCTACCAGTAAATTGCGTTCAGATACGAATCCAGCAAAGCATACGCAGCCTACGCCTATGCCCGCTACCCAGTTGCGGCGCTTCATCCCCCATACCTTTCATGCGTCTCAACCTCACGCTTTTGCAGCTTACGGCCCATCTGTTGCTCTTTTACGCGGCGCATGGTCTCGGACTGGTCATGCAACCAAAATGCGTTTTGGATCTCTGTCGCATCCTTACGGGTGATGATATGTCCGTTTAAGTTAATGGTGCCTGTTTGTGGATTGACACGTAGCATGTATGTGCCTCCTTATCACAAAACAAGCACATGCGGCTCAATGGCTGCTGTGCTTGTTTCTTTGCTTATATTCCTGCTTCTTCTCGATATTGTTTTAACGCCTGTTCAATTTCCCGGTGCGTATCGTGTCCAGCTTGTTGTGATTTGTAGAGCAGATCAAGGTATACCATAATGTTGTGCAACCTTGTTTCTTTCTGCTTGTAAAACTTCTCTACTTCTGCGACAACTTCTTTGCTGATGATTTCGCGCAATACAGGCATAACTGATTCCTTGAAACCTTCCCAATCGTTCGTTTTCATCTTCGTCATCCTCCTCATAGTAAATAAAAGAGAGGCCGTTTATGGCCCCTCGATCAACCGGGATAGCCCCGATCCCTTATGTGATGCCCATGCCGCGCAAGACTCAACTTCAACTTGGGTCGGGTGGACTTGTCACCTTAATCAATGTGGGCAAGGATTTGCACCTTGCACGGTTTGCTATCTTACGATCTTCGTGGTCTTTTGGCTATCCCACAATTTGCAAACCTTATCGACTCATGCGTCTACCTATTCCGCCATCCACATTGCCTTGCTTCTCACTAATACCAGTATAACACGTCAAGATGCCGTCGAACCTTTGATTTTCCCTCGATATTCTCTGCTTTTTGGTTTTCCCAACGCATCCAGACGCTTTTTGTAAGGCTCAAATAGCAGCCCATCCAAATGTTCCTCCGTAATGCACAACGGGTTGAGACAGGCCGTCATGGCCTTTAACGCTATCCCGTGCTTGTGGTTATAGGCGCTTTCGCTGATGCCCATTTTCATGGTAACAGCGGTAACCGATCCATCGTCGAAGTATCGCAGTTTAATCAACTCATGCAACTCCGGGTTAAGTGTCGCCGCTGCCCGGCTGATGGCATCAATGATTACGTTTAGCTCTCGCACAATCCAGCGTAGATACTCGATCTTGCTAACCGTGTCCTCCTCTGAGATCACAACAGCCGCTGTGCGGTCGCTTGGGACACTTCCACGTATAAACCAGTTCAGGTCATTGCGATAGCGTCTATCGCGGTCCTCTAGCGTGTCAATGGCTATCAGTGCATTTTGTCTGGCTTGTTTTATCTGCTCGGACTTGTATAGTAGCTTTCGCGTGTCCATGTTCATGGTTTAACCTCCTCTCTAGGTTTGTATACTTCGCTGGTTAGTGGATGTTTTAATACGTCCGCATATGCTTTTCTTTTATATTCCTCATACGATATTTCAAACTTTTGCTGAAATTTATCCTTCATTTCTTTCAAAAGCGCCTCTTCTTCCCACGGCATGACAATTCCTATGGGAAGAGGCTCATCCGTTGTTTTGAAAAAGAAATTTGGTTTGTATCCTTTGAAAAATCTGTCGTTCATGCTTATCTCCCCTTATGGGTATATCCAAAATAATCTAAAAATAGTTGTTGACAGTGTTAATCTACCGTGTTATATTTGTATCAAGAAGTTAAGCGATAAGCCGCATACAGCGGATGAGCCGAAAGGATGATTATCATGGAATGGACCACTAAAAACGTAACTGTTAAAGCCGTAAGCATCGACGCAGACTTGCACGAATTTGTTTGTTACAACCATGACGGCAAGCTTCTCGGCACCATTACCCCCGGTGACTTGGACGATATGAACAACTGCATCAAAGAACTTAACGAAGGCGGTTGCCCGATTGCTGATCGTTGGGAAGATGGCATGGGCAATACTTGCACCATTGAAGGATGGGGAGAAGATGACAATTAACCTTATAACCCAAGCCGACATTGCCCGCGCCACTGGCAAACACCGCAGCCAAATCAACGTTGAGGTTATGCGCGGTAACTATCCACCACCTGACTTTACTGTTAATGGCTCAACGCCGCTTTGGTTGCCTGAGACTGTATCTCACATTGTAAAACCCGTAAATCCTGACTAATAGGCAGATAGTGATAGAAAGGATGACTGCAATGAAATGGTCAATTATGACCGATGGCGATTTAATTGCTGCCGTAGCTGATTGCGACGTTGATTATTACAAGTCTGTTGATTGGTGCAAGGTTGGTCCTGATTTTTACGATTACAATCAGGCGCAACAGCATGCAGATAAATTAGCGTCTATTGTGTAGCCCCTTTCGGGGCTTTTTTTATTTGGGAAGGACTTCCCTAAGAGAATACCTTCCCAAACTAAAATTAGTTTACCCTTTCATGAACGCTCAATGTATCGTTGTTGGTGTTGTAAGCGATGGTAACAAAAAATTCTGATTTGTCGGGCAAAATTACTTTGTACTCCACTTCTCTTACGCCATCTTCCATACCAAAGCCTGATCCAAACTGTTCAAATTCATATCCGGCATACCGTTTTTCCATTTCTAACCTTGCAACTTCATCAATTCTTTCCAAATCCAATGGATTATCTTCAACTTCCGGACCAGTAAGAAGAGAATAAATGGACTGGAGCATTTCCTCCATGTGTGGTTCGTACGTCTTGGCGAATATATCCGGTTTACATGGGTAGATTTCTCCGTTTACTCCCTGGATGATATAGTCTCCTTCTACAGCACCCATAGTACCTTCTAAAGTATGAATCAACACCGCAAATTCACCAGAGTCTGCAAAAACCTGTGCTTTCCCATTTCTCACAGCTTCTTCAAACCAATCAGGAAATTTATTACGCCAATCATTCAATTGAAATGCATCCACTACTACAGGCTTTTTGCGGTATTTAGCCATTACGCCACCACCTGCTGATTCTCCAGCGCATTCAATCTCCGCTCAATTTCCCGGAATCGCGCTTCTGTTGCATCCATTCTTTCAGCATCCGTTCCTTCCATCTCGCCGTCAGAGGTGTATCTATAGGCCCCGGAAAATGGTACTTCTGGCGCTTGAAACCCTACCGCGTCAGCAGTCTCACCACCTGTTTCGGCACTTTCGTCAGAAATCCGATTGTCTTGAGACTCAGCGACAGGAAACGTCGCCGCTTCCGGCAGCGAAGGCACTTGGAATTCAACCTTCCCTCCGTTTGCTTGGCGGTCTTCAAAGCGTTTGATCAGGTCATCCGCTGCCATATCTTTCAGGCTCTTTACAGGCTTCAAAGCTGCAATACGCTCGCTTAGGCTTTGGCTCACCACTGGTGCCGCTTGTGGCTTCTCGCTCTGTGCAAGCTGTGTCATGGTATCCAGCCGGGATTGCAGCGCGTTGCGTTCAGCTTTGATTTCACCAAGTTGGCGCTCCGTTTCAGCAAGCCGATCCTCTACGGCATCCGCACGTTTTTCCGTTTCTTGCAGCACGATTTCCTGTCGGTTCAATTGATCTTGCAATTGATCGTTCTGCCAAATTTGCTGGATTTCGCGTTCTTTTGCGGCGCGTGCCGTTTCTTTCAGCGCGGCGATCTCCAGGTCTTTTTGTGCAAGCTCGTCCTTGTGCTGGCTAAACAATTCCATCTGCTGATCGGTTAGGATACCGTACAGCAGCCCGTTAAACTGCTTTTGATACTCGCCGTACTCCGTCAGGCCAAAGGTACCGTTAAACTGCTCGCGGGGGAACATCGCGCCGAATGGGTCAAGCTCCTGAATCTGTGCCAGCAGCCCATCGATATGCTCCGCAAACTTTTGTTCACGCTCTGCGGTTTGGCTAATTTCAAGTTCGATTTCGCTGATTTCATTGATCAACTTAATGCGGCGGTTTGAATCTTCCTGGTCAATTGCTTCGCGCTGGTTAATCTCGTTCAATTCGTTCTGTTTTTCTGCCAATCTCGCTTGCAATTCGGTCACTTGGACACGCCCCTATGTCAAATTTTGAATATTCCCAATCTTCCGATAATTATAATCCCATTATACCACAAAACAGCGTACCTATGCGGTTTTTCTTCATTTTTTACCCAGTATTTCACCGGATTTTTTCCACCATTCTAACTCAATTTGCAGCTTTTCAAACCATTCGCGATCACCTGTCATGAGTGCCAAATCAATGAGCGCCGGGATGTCGCCAATGTGAAACGATTCGTCGCTGCAAAGGTGTAGGTCATCGTTTGCAACAACAATTTCTGGGATGTCGATTGGATGAGTGCATTTCACTCTTGATACATACGCGCCAGCATTTAGCACAAACCCCCGAAACATGCATAGTCCGTCCTTTATCACCTCACCGTATACCCAATCCCCCTCTCTCATATCACATCCCTCTTAATCGGTTGACTAAACCATGCATCTATCGGCAATCCATAGTATGCCCCATATGGCGCTCTAGGAGGGCGATAGAGCGGTTTGTCCTCGATCTGGGGTATTTGTTCATCCAGCATGTAGATGAATCCCACACGACCACTGGTGAAGCCCACAGACACACCTTTACATGTCCAGCTATACTTCATTCGCGTTTACCTCCCTAAAGTTGATATCCGGGTACTTTTTGCGAAGCATTTTGATTTTGAGTAAGTATTCTTTCGTGCGATGGCCTTTTACGTCGATCACTTCCCTTTTGCCGTTGCGGTATAAAACCCGGAAGTCGGCGCGATAGATAATCTGCCTGATCTTGTTGCCTTCGTTGTCTACTCCGGCTTCTTGCAGCACGTATTCGGGTTGCAATTCAATTTGCAATATGTCCCCAGCCAACCAAAGGTATTTAAGCTGTGCGTAATAGTTGGCCTCCGCTTGGCTGTCAAACTTTTTGCCTTCGTATTCCACCCGCTTTGATCCGTATTTACTCTTCTGCGGCTTTTGGAGCAATGCTTGATACTCTGCTGCGCTCATGTGTTCCACGCTATCCCTCCGCTTTCAGCCCGATTTCCTGCACAATGAGAAAGTTAAGCTTAACTTTGCTCATGTTGAGCGCTCTCGCCATTTGCTTGCGCGGCATCCGGTCAATGTGCAACTTTATGTAATGCACCGTATCCGGGTCAACGGGAATACCGTAATCCATGCGCTTGAGTGCGTGTTCCTCGGCTGGCTTGTGTCCATCGCACTCGTGACGGTCGTACATTTCGCGAGTGTACAAAAACCGACAATGCGGGCATATAATTTCGTTTTTGCGTAACTGTCGTCGCGATGGCGGACGTTTTACTCGCTCTGTCTTTGTTGCTTTTGGCTTGCATACATGGCGCTTGCTCATGTACTGTTTGCATTTGGGGCAGGTTGGGTTCACCGGAATGCCTTCTTCCTATTCTGCTGGTCCCATTTGTTGGGTGCCAGTGTGCTGACTTTGGAGTCCCTTACGTAGGGTTTTAAGCTGTTGTAGTATAAACGCTCCTCTTCGGTCATCATGCGCGTTACGCACGGTCCTGGAGGCTCAGGAGCATATATGATGGGATGGGGGATATAAGTCCGGTTGGCTCCGTTGTATTTCATGCTTCGATGCTCCCTTTCAACTCCATCAACGTTTTTCTGGCGATATATCCAATGTTCAATCCTATGTCTTGGGGTTGTATGCACATCTGGCTTGCATAATACTCCAGCGCCTTCCGTTGCTTGGCTATGGTCTGTTGTGCCTCTTCTAGAGCAGCCAGCAACTCGGTTATATGTCCGCTCTTTCTCACAAGGCTTGGTACTGCGTTTACCTTTAACTTCTTCTTCAACTCTTCATTTTCTCGTCTGATCTCTTCTTTCCGTTCTGGTGTCATGGTTATTCCTCCTTAGCTTATTTTTTCGAGATTGCCGTTCTTCTCTTGCCGAAAGAGTTGCTTATTTCCGGCATATTGGCGCGATGCTGCAAATGACAAGATTCCGTTTTCCGTTCGCTCATATTGGTATCTGACCGCTCCTGTACGGTATTCGATATCATTGTCATTCAAAAAGTTCAGCGCAATAGTGTACCCTCTTGACTGGTCAAATTTGAACGTTTTGATATTTTTTCCGGGGTAATCTTTTGCTATGCCAATCTTTCTTCCGTCTGGATCGAAGAAAAGGTATAAGTTAATTTCTTTGTTGTGACAATCTAGCTTTCTCCGCAGTTCTGCGCTCAGTTGGATTCGTCCAAGTTTGTCAACGGTCAAAGCTAACTGTGCGCCTCGCTCATTGCTGTAGGGGATGAATGTCATTGTTGTATATCCTCCTTAGTGGATTTAAGGGCGGCTTGAGCTATAATCCCTCTGTCCCACATTACTTCTTGTGCGTATCCTTGTTCTCGTTCAAGATCAGATCGACAGTAGTTTTCTTCGTTTGCATAAAACTCCAGCGCCTTCCGCATCCTGGCTATGGTCTGTTGTGCCTCTTCTAGCCAAAGATCGCGTTTTCGGATTTCTTCTGTTGCCGCTTCTCTCAATTCAGACAGTTCTAATTCTGCCTTTCTTTTTTCCTCTCCGCGCTCTTTCACCACGTTCCAAATTTCATCCCGTAGTTGCTGTGCCTCTGCTAATTGAGATTCCAGCAGGTGTATATCCCTCAAATCCTCAGTGCTGCGTAATGCCCAATCTGGATGATTCCCGGCTTTAATTTCATCCAGTTCCCCGGCCTTTTGGAACAGTTCTTTGGGCAAGTCCATCGTTGCCTTACGCCGTGCCTTTTGTTCTACAGCCAGATCAGCCAACGCCCGATTCAAATCTCTGCTTTCTCCGCCTAAGTAACTGCACATGCTGTGGAATACGGACATGATGCCTAATGATGCGCCTTGACGTTCTAACTCAGTTCGGAACATTATGCATGTGGATTTTAGAGTTTCTGGTGTCATAATTCTTCCTCCTCGTAAGTATGTGTGCTCCACCAATATTCTTTTGCATCTTCTGCCATCTCTGGCATACCTGCATTCAAGCGGCGTTCAATCTCTGCAATGTAATGCAGCCTGAATTCCACGTCCCCCCCTTCTACACAGTCCATTAGTTCGCTGATTAGTTCCAAGTTTCCACATTCCTTTGGTTCTCTTCCTGGCCCCATGGTTATTCCTCCTCCAAAATAGCGTTTATACGTTCAAGCTTTTCAAGCGAAAACTTTATTTCGCCCCAATGCCCGAATGAGCTTCTTATTTTCTCCACTAGCTGATTCTTGCGAACTTGATCAATGTATGACTGCTCTGTTTCGTGGAACTCCCAGTTTGCGGTGTAATTAGTCACCTGTCTTTTGCTGTCGTTGTAGAACTTTATCCAAAAAATCTCGCTTTTCTCTCTTCCTGGTGGTGATACGTAAAAGTACTTTTTCCCTATTTTCATAATTACGTGAGGGACTATTCCCTGCTCGTACCTTGCATTGTTACCTGCACGTTCAAGGTAAACCGTATCTCCAACCTTCAAGGTTATTCCTCCTTAGTGGATTTAAGGGCTGTACGGGCCAATTCACCGCGTTCATCAATGATTTCAGGGTTAAAGGCACCTTCGTTTTGGTCGTAATTTGATTCATCTGCATAAAAATCCAGCGCCTTGTCCTTTTCTTCTATGATGGATAAGAGGTAGTTAACGTCTTGAACTGCATTGTGGTACTTGAAACCTGTCTTTGCACACATTGCTGCATATTCTTTCACTTCCGCTAATTTACTCATCATCTAACCTCCTAAGCGTTGTCCCAATCGGTATCTTCTTTCGGTTCGTCCTCTTCAAAGTGACCAAATTCGATCTTGATCATCAAGTCTTCGATAAAGCGCCGGACTTCTGGGTGGGTGTCGCTTTCTCCGGCAAAGCTAGTTAGGTATTCAACAAGGGTTTGTTTCTCATCCATATGCGTTCTCCTCTACTTTTTTGGCTTTAACACTCGTTCAAGGCAATATCCAATCTCCATCATTTCCCTTTCAAATTTCCCGTTTCCTTTCTTTCGTCCTTTAACAATTGCCGCCCTTACATCTTGAAACGTTTTACCTTCGCGGTATTCCCATGACTCCATCAGAATATTTTCTTTTATGCCCGATAAAGCTATCGTCGCGGCTAAATCTTCATACTTGCTGACCTCGTTCCTCAATATCGCGCCCCCTTTCCGATATAGCCTCCATTGCCGATCCAACCGATCGCATCAGCCGTTCCATTTCCTTCCGGCGCTCCTGTTCCGGCTCAAGCTGATAGCACCGGATGATTGTTGAGATTACGTTGCATACGGGGTCATTTAGGAGTGTCATGAGATCTCACCTATCTTTCCTAGCGTCTCTCTGGACGTTTTATATGCTCCATCCTCGTCTGTATTTGCATATATCCAAGATAGCGCCTCTGCCAGCAACTGGCGTTCCTCTAAAAGTTGGTCGAAAGTTTCCAAAATTTTACGAAACTCTTTTGTTGTCAGGTTGATTGTCAAGGCGGTTACGGGCTGCATCTCGTTTACTTTTTCTGTTTTCTGCAAAATCTCGGACCAAGCTTTAAGATCATCTTTGTATTTCATCTGGTTTCCTCCAGTAGTTCAGGGTTTTCATGGATGTTTCCGATAATTTCAAAGTCGTCCATGTGCAATGCCAGATCAACAGCTAAATAATTAAAACTAGCCATGTCGTCGATTACGTACTTTTTGCCAATAGTTTCATAACATTCACTTTTTATAACATCGCCCATGTATAAATCTTTGTGTGTTCTGTCGCACATGCCCAGATGCTGCATGATCTCAAACCTATCCCCTTCAACCAACACCCACAACGGCTCCTGATGATGCGGGTTAAGTCGGAATACACCTTTGTTTGTTACCAGTAACGGAATAAAATCTTGCTGATCGACGATCATCCTCTTGTCCTGTTTATCCCAAGCCCTAAATTTAAGTTCACGCATGGTCATACTCCCCTTTCGGATGCAATGCATTTATCCACATAAGCAAGTTTAGTAGCATACATTTGCTCAAGCTCGTTTCGCAACGCTTGCAATGCTAAAATCTTGGTAGAGTACATGCGTATTGGACGCTGCGTTGTTGTGCGATCGGTTATACCGATACCATGAGATACAGCACTACTACAAGCAACGGATACTTCCAATGTATGAGCGTTGTAAACCCAACCCGTAGATAGTTTCATAAATTCTTCTGGCGGGAAAACGTCTTTATCTACATGGTCCGTAAATCTTAATGCTTTAGCCAAAGCCAACTGCTTGCACAATTCATCCATTGCAGCTTGTTCTTTTTTCGTCATTGCCATGGTCATACTCCCTTTATTTTAATTTTTTCCAAGTGCCAATCTACAAAATACCTGTATTTGCGAGAAGCCATTACTTCAAACACTTCCCCGTCTGATCTAGATCCAAAGTAGTTACTTTCGCGAATCGTCTTCATTACTTTCAGCAGGTAACGTTCTTCTTTGTCGTTAGACTTGTCTTCGAGTATTTCTACTTCTGCTTTCCATCCACTTTCTCTAAAAATGCCCATTTCCATGTTCATACTCCCTTTCATCCTCGTAATCATCCGGCTTTGTGATTTCAGCAAAGTGTGTAACGTTGGGTACGTGTCTTCTCTCCGACCACTCCTGCCATACCCATTGCCCACAAAGGCTGCTTGTTTGGTCTGAGTCCAAAACATAAAATGCAACCCAGTGGTAGCCCGTTTCCCATATGTCATCTTCAATTTCTTCGCCTTCGTGAACCAAGCGGTCTTCGTTTACCCAAACTAAGTATTCTTTGTTCTTTTCGGGTTCAACTTTTCCTACTTTCATCCATTTCAAGATGGTTCACGCTCCCACTCTTCTTCGTAATCATCCAGCCACATTTGCCGCATCTCCCAAGCTATTTCTTCACGCATGGCTTTGCATGCTTCTTCAGCGTCAAAATCCATTTCGTCGATCATTGTTTTCACGTGCCCTTGCCATCCTCCGATCCGGCCCGATCATTTCAAGCAGTTGCGACTCGCCCAATATCCGGCTGGCAATCTTTCCTCCGTTTAGAGGCAACCTGCTGCTGATTCGATCAAGCGCGTAGTTGCTGGTTATGATCGTGATTTTCTTGTTGTTCAGACGGTTGTCCAAGATGCTAAATAACTTTCCTTCGGCCCAATCCTTGTAAGATGCGGTAAACATATCGTCAATCATCAGGATAGGCACGTTGTAATAGCGATTTAGGACTTCGGACTCTGTATCGTCACTGTCTTGGTTGTATGTGTCCTTTATGTCTTGGAATAGCTTTTCCTCTTTGATGTATAGTGCCGGAATCTTCCGGTATGTTAGTGCATTACCAATGCATTGCATCAAGTAAGTTTTTCCGGTTCCGTATGCGCGCTGTTCTTTCTCCTTCAATCGCGTTTCGTCTCCGAAGATGTATAGCCATGTGCCCCACTGCCGATGGGCTTCAATGTTCTTCACAAAGTCAATGGCGATTTCAAAGAACTTCCGGTTATGATCGTCAATCGTCGCGTTTTTAAAGGTGTGTCCGCGCTCGTCCTCTTTCATCCCGGCTGAAGCGTTATACTTGTCAAACATTCGTGCATAGTAGCAATCGCATAATTTCAGCACAGCTTTTTCAAACAGCATCGGATCCCCTTTGCTGTTGAGGTAACCTTCTTCCGTCACCCATTCCATCGTGTGGATGGTTTCGGTGTCCTTGCACTTCTCGCATTTATATCCCGATGATGAGGCTTTCCCACTCTGCTGGTACATCGCCGCTTTTTTTCGGATTTGCTCCAGCGCCAGATTGAAATCTATTCCCTCCCCTCTCTTTTTCACGGTTAGCCCCTCCTTTGGTTGTCCAATCATCTTTCCAACGTTCTTGGTTTAGGAATACTTGTGCCGAGCAAATGTTAAGTCCCAATGAGTTTTGATGGTCTACATACTTTTGTATCCCATCCAAAATATCGGCCATATCATCCTCGCCCTTCCAAACCTTCTTCCAACTCTCCAATGATTTTTTTCTCACACTTCCCGATCCTTTAGGATAAGCGTTGTAAAACTGTTCAAACGCGGAATCTGACTCGCTCAGAATGACAATAGGTTTTAGTTCTTTATCCTTCTTATCCTTATTTCCCTTAATACCCTTATTATTATTGTTCCCCGACTGTTCCTCCACTGTTCCTCCACTGTTCCCCGACTGTTCCAAGTTCCGTTCCAAGTTATCTTTTTTGTAGCTTGAAAATGCTTGATATTGCTCATAATTTACCACTGTAAACACTGTTCCAAGTTCATGCGATCTCGTGCATATCCTCTGCGACTGTTCTAACCTCTTAATGCAACGGCTCAGCACAGAAAGTGAGTATCTTTTTATCTGGCGATTCTCAATATATTCCAAATCGTTTTGCAAATTCCGTATTGATCTGCACCATTCGCCACGATTCAAAAACAAGTTTTCTGCTTGTTGATATCCTTCTTCTAAAAATACTGCTTGTCCATAAATGAGGAAAAATAGTCGGAAGTCAACAACGTTTTTCCATATGGGATTATCAAATAGTTCTCTGCTTGTAAGGAAGGCACCACCCATTTAATCAGCCCCTTACATCGCTTGATCGCGTTCGAGCTTTTCCTTGATCGCCTGAACCACCCAATCGTGCTTTGTATAGGGAGTCAGTTTCGCCGCCTTTGAAACGGTTTCGCTGAATGTAGGTTGCAAGCGCAAAGGAAACGTTTTGACTTGTGCAACATCGTCGCTCATGTTCTGTTCCTCCTTAAATTCGCTAAGTTAATTGTAACTTACTAGATACCATTTGGCAATGTATATAATGCAATTTAGCTATATATAATTACAATAAGCCGGGCATACTTTATAGTAATAAGTAATAAGATAAAAAGGTGATCATGATGATTAAGTCCCGTTTAAACGTTTTAATGGGTGAAAAGAAAATTAGAAGTATCCGGCAGTTGTCAGAACAAACAGGAATTAGCCGTTTGTCTCTAACCAATTTGTATGATGACGATGGAAAGGGCATTGATTACAAGACGCTGGATAAACTCTGCCGATACTTCCAATGCCAGCCGGGAGACATATTAGTTTGGGAAGAAGGGGAATGACCACCATTCCCCAACTTTCCTATGCCAACTTTTTGCGGCCTAGCCAGCGTTTCCATGGGCGTTTACGTTTCATGGGTTGATACCTCCTGTAGTGTCATATACGCCGCCTCGGAAAGATGCCGGGGCCTGGCGTTCAGCATGTCGATGATCCGATAGAAATGCTCCGCAAAATCGGTACCCTCGCCGTACATAAGCTCTTGGACTGCCGTAAAATAGGCTACCCAGTCTGCTTTTAAAGCTACGGCCTGTACCTCATGTGCGGCGTTATAGTCAGTGCAAGGCGACCAATCCCTGCACTCACCGCCGGAGCGGATTACGTAGTGGTCACCGTACAGCACAACGACACCTTTGCCTTTGTAGTCGTTTCGCTGCTTTCGTACCCACATATCTTCCTGCTCAGATATTTCTTCATACCCGCACATCCGGGCAAGTTTAAGATTAAGCTGCTGATCTGTCATGTCCTTTGGGTTCATGATTGGGTACTCCCTTCCTCCAGGATATCCGCTACCAATCCTTCGAGATATTCCGCCTGGGCTGCACAGTATTCATCAAACCACTCCAGTTGCTCATCCGCTGTCGGATTTTCCATAGGAAACGGGCTGATGGTATCGCAATCGGCGAAACTGTCAATTTCAACCGCTTTAACCGGAAGTTCCAAGAGCGCCGTCCTCATCCGGGCTATGGTCTGCTGTGCCTCTGCTAACTGAGATTCCAATAGGTGTATGTCCCTCAAGTCCTCAGTGCTGCGTAATGCCCAATCTGGATGATTCCCGGCTTTGATTTGATCAAGTTCTGCCGCCTTGCTAAACAATTCTTCCGGCAACTCCGATATGGTTTTGCGGCGTGCTTCCTGTGCCTCTGCCAACGCCGTCTCTGCCGCTATAGCCCGTCTTAGGGCATGTGGGGCTATAATGTCATGTGTTGGGTCTATGGGGGCGCGTGGGGCGCGTGGGATGATTGTGATTAACTTGAGGTCTGCTGCAAGGTCACGTTTTTCTTCCATGGTTATTGCTCCTCCCCCGAAATAGGCTGGGCCACAATCTGCCATTTAACCGGCGCACCAGATCGTTTAACGATGTAAGGGATTCGGGTGATGTTGTCGTAATCCATCAGCATGTTAAAGGTGTCTACGCCGTCCTCCACATGCAGCGCAGGCATGCTGTCATAATCATCTGCATAAAACGGAGCGACGACGGCAAGTGCCTCTTCCGGGTTAATCCCGATACACATCACGGTTGACTTGTCTTCCGCTGATTCCGAGTCTTCACAATGGTCGATTACATAGATGCCGCACAATTCCCAATCTTCGTATTTGGTCATATCGATCTATTGCTCCTCTCTATTGGGTTGCAGGAGGTGGGGATGCTCGTATATGTTGCCGATGACTACATAATCATCTGGTTCTTGCAAATGTTCACCTTCGTAGCCAAAGTCTTCGCCCTTTAACCAAAATCTAAAAACCTCCATGCTTACGATACCTTTCTGGCCAAGGTATGAGTATGTCATCCATCCGTCACCGTGGACTATATGGAACAACACTTTATTTTCTTCAGACCATTGTCTTAAATCTGTAATTTCTGATGAATCCATGGAATCGTTTAAGATTTTTTGAACTATATCCCCTTCGTAGATATCCCGGCCTTCTTTGTCCTTTAGTCCGGTATATTGCATCAATTCAACATAGGGCGAATTAATAGCCACGTTTAACCATTGCTTGTCAAGGAAGTCATAACTCATTTCTCCAGTTTCCTTGTCATATGCTCGAAACTTAATCTCTCTGCCCATCTGTACGCCTCCTATTGGTTGTATTGGCCCCTATGGGCCTAAACTTGATAATTTTGTTTGGCCCCCTATTAAGGGGGATAAATGATTCAACCCTTATACGGCCTCCACTTCGTTAAGCGGATTCGTTCGGTTCGATGGCCTTCGGCAGATCAAGACAGCCTTTCAATTTCCGCAAACAATTCATCAATTACCCAGTCGTAACCTTTGAGCACAGCGGGTAAGCCGACTGCGATATGCGTAAGTTTTGACAATGACTTTTCGTTGAGAGCACGTTCCAAATTTTTAAAGAATATAAGCATTTCCGGCTTTGATCTGACATGGAGTTCCTTCAATTCGGCAATCCTTTTATTCATTTCCTCGGTCATTTTCCATCAACCTCTCCTGAAATTTATCTAGCCACTCTCTTCCAACTTTACCGCTCTGGTCAGCCCATTGGTGACAGGGTACACAGAGATGAGCTAAGTCATTTACCGTTGTTTTATGCGTCAATTTCCAGCGCCGGACAAGGTGAGCGCGTTGTACCGCCTTAGCACACTTGCAGCGCTCACAGACGTTGCCTGAACGGGCTTTTAGTTGCTTGTCTACCTTTGTGCTTATCTCTCCCATCTGGCGCTGTGTGAGGCTTGTACGCACGCTGGCGAGTTGCTTACTTTTGGGGTAGGGTATAGCCATCCTTATACCTCCTCATTCGCAATAGGTACCCTTTTGTTCCATACTTCTTCGGCATACTGATAAGCGATTTCAACCGTGCCGTATATAGTTGCCTGTTCGATTTGAGCAGGGCATTTTTTATTTTTGCAACCCACGACAGCGGAATATCCTCCTAATCTAGTTTTTCTGTTTGTTTTTCGCTCTGCCTTACTTCCACAGAACGGACAAGTTTTGAGTTCCATGTCAACCACCTTCCTTTGCGATAGCCTTGATTGCATCTTTCAAACTATTGATCATTGATTCATAGCTGGTTGCTATACCGTTCCAACGTAGATAATCCGCTTCGTGATTCCCAGCCAACTGCATTTGCTTACCTTTGGCTCTGCGTGATATGACCGCCGCGTCTGCTGCGCTACGTTTGCTTTCCTTATCGTCGCGGATTCTCTCGTACTCGTTGGCGTACTCTTGTTCAGCCATGGACTCGTGATAGCGTTGCTGCTTGCGGAAATGGCTTGATATGAGGTGCGCGTACAGTTTGCAATTTGAGTATTTGTATTCCAGTTCTGCGATT